CGAGTACGAGATGGAGTCACTTAAAAATTACGGTCTTAAGATCAAAGACAGCATCGCTGACCACGTTATCACTGACCCAGAGATTACAGTGCTTGAACATCGCAGACTTGTCGACCTTCGTAACAAGCTGAGAGATCAGTACGCTTACATCAGAAACATGCACTATGTTCTACTCAACTCGGTTCGTCCAGAGATTGAGAGACGTACTGGTTACACGATGGGAGTGTACAAGTCACGCAAGGCACTTGACGCAGAGAGGAAAGCTCGTCAGTGGCGTCCAGTCAACAAGCGTGTCACTGCTGACCGCTGGCTGTCGATGTCCAAGTCGGAGCAGCAAGCATATCTCAATCAGCACTGCAAAGAAGTCTAACAACAGACGGAGGCTAGAGCGTTTCGTTCTAGTCTCCATTTTTTTTCTGTGTCAAGGTTAGCGATTGTCTTCCGACCCATCGAGGGTCGTCAGTCAAGTCAAGACGCTACACTCTTAACAATCTAGTCCCCTGTCGGGGCAAGGTACGCCTCAGGAGAGAACAATGAATATTCGTGAAGCATTTCGTAAAGGTATCATCAAAGGATACAGCAACTTTGAACAATGGAGAATGTTTGCTGGTGCAGCAGAGGTTGTATATGCAAACCCATCTATCAAAAGATTGAAGGAAATTGAGAACTATTGTGAGTCATTGATAGCCTCAAAAAACACAGACTTCACAACAAAAAGAAAAGCCAAATTATTATCTAGTGAATGTAGGTCAAATGCTACACTCAAAGACTTAATCAAGAGATACAGGAGAGTTATATGATGTTTTATCTTATTGCAGGTGTGTTTTCAGCACTTGCTATCCTGTTTTTGTTAGCCAAGTTTGACTTCAAAAAAGTTCTTTGGCTTGACATACCAATCGATATTGCATCAACTATCCTACTTGTCGCTATGTTTGCTGGCACATTTGCTGGCATGATGGCGGCAGTAGTGGGTGGGTGTATAATTTCTATGACGCTTTTGGCATACAAGAAAGTCATAGGTTACAAAAAGCCAAGACTAAAAAGATTTGGCTATGAATGGCAAGAAGTAAAGCCAAGATAACAACAAAGGAGATTGAGGTACTCACCGTCAGCTCGAGCAAGGTCGTCAGTAGTGCCACAGAGGGTCAGGTAACGTGATACCCTCACCATTTTACAGGAGATTAAATTGAAGACTCAGTCAGAAATAATATGTGACGAGGAACATTCTTATGTTTACGAAAAAGGTTCTGTAAATACAGACCGTTGTTGGATACTCTCAGACAGAGATGTTTGGTACAGAAATCCACATTACAAAGGTAAAGTAACACCTCATCCAGAAGATTAAATACGGCCTTAGCATGATTGCAAAATGCTATTAGTCGTGACCTACACAAGATGCAATACGCTATGATCATGCGGTGTCTTGGGGTCAAAGCAAATAAAGGTCTTCCCCAAGGGGAGGTATGGTGGACCCAGCCCTTATTTGTAAACACTGAAGTACCCTGTTGGTTTTTATAAGCCAATGGGGTATTTTGGTGCAGTCGATAGTGACTGTAACATAACGTAAGGAGAAGTTCGTCATGAACATCGCACAAATCACAGTATCAGGTAACGTGGGTGCAGACCCAGAGATTCGTGAAGTCAACGGTACTAAGGTTGCTAACCTGTCTGTTGCTGTCAACGAAGGATACACCAACAAGCAAGGTGAGAAAGTGGAGAAGACCCACTGGTATCGCCTCGAAGCTTGGGACGGTAGCAATGGCAAAGGCCTCGTGTCATCTGTCATTGAACCGTATGTGAAGAAGGGCATCACCGTCTTTGCTCAAGGCTTCCCAATCATTGAGGAGTATGAAAAAGATGGCGTGACACATCGCTCATTCAAAGTTAAACTAGCGGGCGCAGGGTCTACCTTCCGTCTTGCTGGCAAGGCTTCGTCTGAGGGTGGCTCTGCACCAAAGAATGATATACCATTTGACGACATTCCAATCTAGGTCTCCAACAGTAAACACCTCTACTGCCTAGATTGGAGTACTGTGGCTAACGGTATCGCCTGTGTTGTTTGGTTCGCAGGGTTAGCCACAAACATTACCACCCACTTTGTGATTTCCTTTCTCACGTGGGTGTGGGTGGTAGATAGCCTCATCGCTTAACCGTTTATGACTTCTGCTAAAGTTACGGGTAAGTGGTGGGGCTGTTTTTGTGAAAGATTCACAGGAGGTTCACATGGAATCAATGGACACTATCGTAAATCCTAAAAGCCAAAAGCTTGAACTGGTTAAATCTGACATAGACCCAGACGGTTACAGCCATATCAAACGCCTCATTGACGCCTCAATATTTACATTCGTACGCCTCTACGACAATGGCGATGGTGTGTACATCGATGATGAAGGCCTCTATGCAGAGCAGCGGTACTTCTGGATTCACCGCAACTATCCTCAACCCCTTGTAAACAAAGGATTATTCATGGGCGTTGATGATGTTGGTGAGTCAGCTGTGCCTCAAACATCTTTTAAAACACTTGAGAAAGACATACACTTTATTGGTGATGAACATGACTTCCAAGTTATGTTGATGTTTAAGAAAAAAGATATATCAATGGAGAATGGTTATGAAGACTACAGGCCAATATTCTTTCAATGATCAGCCCGGCATTGCTGTATTTATTGCTGAGGGCGTTGAACAAGCCAAAAGCCAAGAAGAGTTTATAGCTGCGTGGCAATACCTGTACGACTCAGGTATGTACCTACGCCTCCAAGGTTGGTTTGGCAGACGCATACAAGACATGATAAGAGAGGGCATACTCGATGCTTGATATATTTGTAGAATGCTCAAAGTGTGGCGGTGAAGGCCGCCTCGAATATGAAGTCCCAGTCATTGACTATGAACGTGGAGGATACCTCAAAGGAGAATGGGGTGAGTGCGATGAGTGTCATGGTATGGGTGAAGTACAAAAGAATGAGGAGTAAACATGATCAACAAGCTAAGACAAATCAGCTTCGTCAACAACAAGACGAGATGGATTGGGTGGTTCGTCACTGTTCACCTAACACTGTCGTTTACCATCCTGTTGATGATGATAGGCATGGGCATCAATCCGACCCTTTTGGTTTCAGTGATTGGTGCGCCCCTGTGGATTGGCGTTGCGTTCGCCTCAAAGACACTGACTGACAAAATCATGGAGGACTAAATGTTTGATAAGATTAAGATTCGTAAAGGTATTCCAGTACCGCCAAAACACTCACATACTCACCTTGGAGCAGTCGCATCCAAAATGCAAGTTGGAGACTGCGTTGAGGTTAGTAAAAATGAAGTAGTAAGAATGTGTCAATGTATTCGCCATAGGTACGGCAATAGTTCTGCTACTATGCGTAAGCTAGATGATGACACATATCGTGTATGGAGGAACAAATGACAAAATTGTATCATAGGTCTCAGGTCTCAATGGAAGTAACCAAAGTAACATTGGATGCTGAAGATGAAGGCCAGATTCTTATCCAATTTTGGCAAGGAGCAAATAACTACCACACAGTTTATCTTTACCCACAAGAAGGTAAAAGATTTCAACTGTTTAGTGGTATAGAGTTCAAAGATGAAACTATTCTTATGGAGCAAGTAACTAAAGAAAAGGAGAAAGTAGATGCAGACGCAAATTGAACTAAAGGAGTTGAAGCACTCCCCAAACAATGTGCGTAAGGTCAAGCCCAGCGACTCTGGGTTCAAAGCCCTATGCGCCTCAATCCAGTCTTGTGGCTTGCTGCATAACCTTGTCGTAACTCCCAACGGCAAGGGCTATGTAGTTATCGATGGTAACAGACGCCTCGATGCCCTCAAGACTATCTACAAAGGCAAAGGCACAACACCTATTAACTGTATAGTTCTTGATGAAGACAGCGCAGAGGTCGGACTTCATGCCAATATGATTCGTGAGGACATGCATCCACTTGATGAGTGTGATGTTATCAACGCTCTTGTTGGTGACGGTCAAGAAGATTTTGACACTGTTGCTGCACGTTTCGGTCAAACCAAAAGGTGGGTAGAACAGCGCATAAGCCTCTCTGACTTGTCTGACAACGCCAAAGCTATGTTTCGTAATGGTGACTTCAGTATGGGTGCTGCACAGGCCCTGACGCTTGGTACAAAAGAGAAACAGGACGAGTTTCTGGCAGAAAATACGCATTTTCATCCAGAGTCAGTCAGAAGAGCTATGCTTTCAGCTAAGATTCCTATGAGTGCTGCATTGTTTGATACTGAAAGACATCGTAGCAGCCTCGATATTGAAGCTGATTTGTTTGGTGATGAAGAGTTCATTACCAATCGTGAAGCATTCGACAAACTACAAGAAGAGCATATCTTCAATGTATGTCAGGATTATCGTCAGCAAGGCTACTATGATGTTGTCTATGCTAAAGACCAGTATCACTGGGATATGCCAGAACTAAGAGGATGCCTCACTGTCTACAATGAAGAAGACTATGATATATCAGAGATGATTATGGTCGTAACGTACAATACAATGCGTTACGCACTTGATACACATCTTATGGTACTCAAGGACATCAAGGAAGACACTGAAGCCAAAAAGGAGATGGAAGAAGCAGAAGAGGAGATTACGCCTCTTACATTCTCCAATCCACAAAAGGATTTGGTTTACTCTTACTTTGCTGATGCAACACTTCGCCTCATGTGGAAAACAAACAAAATAGACAAAGTGAAGTTCTTCAAAGCTTTGCTATGTCATCGCAAACTTGGCTACACATACCACCATGTTAATCGTATTGGTCATGTGTATGCTGACGTACAAAGAATCTTTCCATCAGAAGGAGAACCAGATGGCTACATTGCTTTACCTGATGAAGCTGTTATCAGTAACCACATCGCAGCTTGTGAATCTGCTTATGAAGATAACAATACTACTCCACTTATGTACTGCTACAATCTCCCAGCTAAAGAGCTTGACGAGCTGTTTGTGGCGTGTTGTCTGCGTGGTTTATCAATCTATGACTTCAGGTCTGAATCGATGGAAGGGTTCAACGAAAAGCTTAACTTACAAAACTGGTTCAAGCCAGACTCAACGTGGGTCAACAAGTGGAAAGTCAACCAGCTAGACCAGATGGAAGAGTGGCTATTTGGTAACGCCAAAAGCGGCACTAAGTCATCTCGTGTTCAGAAAATTACTGAAGCCCTTTCTGAAGGACGCTTTGATCCGTTTGGAACTTGGCCCCCCAGTGAGCAATCAGAGTAGACTCAGCTACTCCATCTTCACACTTTAACTTCCATTGGCTTGAGGCATGCGGATACAGTTTTGTTGCTACGCCTCTTGCCATATCCTTATCAGCAGGCACACAGAGGTCTTTCTTCCATTGGCGAGCAGTGACCTCTGTATGCTTGATGCCTAATGCAATAATCAAGCCAAGGTAAATACCGTATCCAAAACCAGTACGAAATGTACTAGCTACGCCTTGTCTTGGCATTGCTTGTTGCTTCTCAATATAAATATGGTCTGGGTCATGCTTCATCAGCAGTGACACAATTTCGCCTACGTTGAGATAATTTTTTTTCTGAACTTTGATGACAGGTGTTCTCATCGCTAATACAACATCGTTGTGTAGAAATGCTATGCCTCCTGTAAGACCAGGATCAATCCCGCATATCATGTTTCGCCTCCAGCTTAATCTCGCATCCAAGGGCTTCTGCCCAGCAGTATGCATTAAACAATGTTGGCTTTCTATTACCCATTTCCCATTTGGCACAGAGTCCCGTTGCGACTCCAATCTTCTGGTCAACATCGGGCTGGGTCAAGCCAAGTTGATAACGCCTCAACTGAAACTGCTTGATTAAGTCGGAGGTAAATTCTGATTCGCTCATTCACTTCACCTGTTATTCAAGCCAATAATATGTTAATGTGAATTGTCATGCAAGGAGGAGACACATGGCACTTACCCGAAAAGACTATCGGTGGCTTGCTGCCGAGATATCGCCCCTTGTTCAAAACAAGGAATTATTTTTCATCAAAGTAAGGAGACACGCTAACACAAATTTCAATCCCTACAAATTCCGTGATGCAATGGAAGATGCATGGGCGGATCAACAAGCCGAAGAATGCGGGCCTGACTTATATAAGCAGGCCGATTACAGAGGAGACTAATATGTCTGAAAAAGAAGATACAAAAGATATGCCAATACCAGATTGTGAACATGAGTGTGGATACATTGAAATCAAAAACGGTGAATGCGAATGCTACAACCGTAAGATGGAAGAGTATGAGGATCAATCACCATGTTGACAGAAGCGCAGCTAAAGGAACGAGCCACCTACATCGGCTCATCGGATGCTAAAGCTATTGCCTCTGGCGATATTGAACAGTGGCAAACACTCGCTGCACAAAAACGTGGTGAAGAAACATTCAAGCCAAGCAAACAAGTTCAGCTTATGATGGACGCTGGTTCTCACATGGAATCGTTCATCATCGACAAGTGGGTAGAACAGGAGGCACAAAATGTCTGCATGGAAGGAGCTGGGAAAACTACTCTTGTTGGCACTATCCCTCTGCATTCTACCTTTGATGCTTGTACTTCTGGTTCTCTTAATCCTGTGGAAGTTAAAACTCATTTTGGTTTCAAGGACATGGACGAACTATGTGAGTTATATGCGCCACAATGTCAGCATCATATGCTCGTGGCTGGCCGCAACGTCTGCTATCTTGTGGCTTTATTCGGTGTACGCTGCCGTCTAGAGTGGCGACTCATCAAAGCTGATTATGCTTGGCAAGATGACTACATTGAACAATGCAAACAGTTCTGGGATATGTATCAGAATAGAGTTGAGAAAACACCGCTTGCATTACCACCTGTAGATTATTCAGACATGTTTGTTATGAACATGCGTGACTTACCTGATTGGTCTGAAGAAACAGACTCCACTATGCGTATGGTGTCTCAAGCCATCATCGATGCCAAGGATGCTGTCAAGCTGAGTGATGAAGCCAAAGATGCATTCAAGTCTAAGATGCCTGAGAAATGCCGGCGTATGGACTACGACATTGGCGGCAACCTATCAGGCCACAAAATTCGTGTCACACGTTCTCGTTCTGGCACACTGACATGTTCACACATTGCACCGAAGGAGAAGAATGATGAGTAATGTATGGTCAACACTATCTAAGTTTGATGTATCAGCACAGGTAGAGAAGAAGGGTAAGTTTGACTACCTCTCATGGGCATGGGCTTGGGCTTACGTCAAAGAGAAGTATCCTACTGCCACGTTCGAGAAGCATATCTTCCGTGACAATCAGGACAACCCACTGCCCTTTATGCGTGACACCAAAGGTCATACTTATGTGGCTGTGACTGTCACCATCGAAGGTATTGCTCACACAGAAATACATTACGTTATGGACCACAAGAATCAATCTATTCAGCATCCAGATGGCGCACAAGTCAACAAGGCTCTACAGCGTTGCTTGGTCAAAGCTATTGCATTCCACGGTCTTGGCCTCAATGTCTATGCTGGTGAGGATTTACCTATGGACTTGGATGAAGAAGATGGTTCTATTATCATTGAAGACTTCAGCAAAGCTAAGTCTATTGAAGAGATTGACAAAGCATGGCGCAAGCATTCAGCCGCTATCTCTACACTGGGTAAAGTCGTAAAAGGTCAGGTAACTGATGAGTTCAAAAAGGCGAAGAACAAACTCAAAGCAACGTAACCATATATTTGCACGTTGCCGTGAGTGCGGTAAGATGTTTAACTGTCAGCTAGATAGTTTTACTGTAACAGCCGCAGGGGACAGATTCTGCGACCGATGCTACTACGGTGTCGGTTGGCAGAACCTCAAGAAGCCTTATGAGAATTATTCAGAAGGACGAGAAATCCAGAAAGTCCGTTATCGAGATGACAAATGAATGCCTACACGATAGGGGTCTGCAAAGTCTTCTTGCAAAAAAGGCACAGATATTTTCACCACAATGCATAGCTGAAGACAACTGCCTTTGGATAACAGGGGCTGGTATATTTACTTCTTACCGTCAAATGTTTATCAACGTAAGACAGGTAACTCAAAATGCAGTAAAGATATCTGTCACCATTGTAAATGACGACAGAGGACATACTAACTTCCTTATTTGGGGATATGGGGATAGTGAGGATAAATCCTCTGTAGCGCAGATGCTTATCTTTATTATAGAAGATATTTTAACAGGGGGCGGAGAAGAAGTGTTTGAAGCACACCCCTTCTCCTCTTCCCATACAACCGCCGATGAGGGCAGCCATGACTCAGATTAATGACAATGAAGACATTTTGTCAATGACTCCAGATGAATTTGCTGAATATTTAGCTGAGAAACGTGAGAAATTATTTAACAGAGCAGCAGCCGTAGCAACTAAACAAACACGTTCTACGCTAATGATGCGTTCACTTGCGAAGAAGTCTATCCAAACCTTTAATGCCAAGCGCAGCACTACAAACAAGGTAAAGTAGATATTGATACCAGTCAGGCAACTCGTTAAGCCTTTCAAAGCCGGATTTTACAAGTTCTTCAGTCCCAGGAATGAAGCACATTATTACAGGCACTAGTACACAAATCGTGACTGCCTCATCTTTCCAGCTTCCTTTTGTAGACTCAGCCATGATAAGTTCCCATTTACTATCATGTTGAGCCGCAGTCTTCATAACTTCTGCTTTGGCTTTTTCTTTTTCTACCTTCCCCTCGATGAAGGTCTGTGCAAGATTACCTACTACACCTAAAAGCTGTATCATTTTTCACTCCCAAGCCAAACAGCAAGACTGCCTGTCATTGCACCAGTAACTACTGATATTAGCGAAGCTTGCTGAGTTGTTAAATCTGGCTGCGACAATGCCCATTCAATACAGCGTATGTATACTCCTGTCATACATAACATCATAAATCTGGGTAGTATTTTTAGCTCTAGCATTTTGCGAGCTACATCTTCTGCACTCATTTAAAGCCTCCTTTTAGCCAAACTATCCATGCAACTAATCCACCGACCATAGTTGCTATTAGTATGCTTACAAAACCAAGACCAAGCATTTCCATGATTTGCTCTAATCGTTTTTGTTTTAAACGCTTTTCTTCTAACTTAGCTTTTCTCATATCACGTTGTATGCGCTGTAAATCAGTCCAAGCATTAAAACCATAATTAGCTATAAGAAAATTTTTTAAATCCATTTCCATTTTTTCTGCTTTTTTAAGAGCAGCAAAAGTGTCCAGTGCCTGTTCATCTACACTTTTAAATCTAGATGTTTTCTTCTCTTGATGGGCTTGCTTTATATCGGAAATAGCACCCATCCATTTACCTATGTCTTTCGACATAGCTTCAATTTCTTTACCTGTTTGGAAAGCTTTGACTATGCCCTTGTAGGCTGTAGTTGCTACAGCAATAGCGGTTACAGGATCAATAGCCATATCTTTTATGTCGGCATGTCAGGCCAAACGACCTCTTCAATGCTACTGTATTTTTTTGTAATATCTCTCAATTCTTGTCTGTAAGAAGAATATTTATTGGCTAATGCATCTGGAACATCTCGTCCTTGTGACCAGTCAGTTTCTGCTAGTTTTCTATTGCGATAATCCCTTAGTTGCGCCATTAACCTTTCTGACACACTAGGCTGAGATTTTTTTTCTTCTTCTATCTGTGCTATTTCATCTGAAGTAAGTTCTATTACTTGCGCTTTATTAGAAACAGAAAAATCAACAACAACTTTATTCATGCGTTCTTAACTCCAAATACACTACCTTCACCCGCAATCCATCCATTGCCATACCATCCTTTAAACTGTACGCCTCTTATTGGTGTATCTGCATTAGTGCCATAAATGTCTAGACCAGAAACAAATGTACCACCTTCTGGAACACCACCATTGGTAAACTCAAGCCAATGACCAAACATTTGAGGAGGCACTTTAGTGCTAACATCTGTATAATTTCTACCAACCAATCTGCATACAAGCCTTATTCCTTCATGTGAGTTAGTTCCTACACTTGTGCCTACTTTCATGTAACTGTGGTAAGGGTCTTGTGTAACTGCATCATTCCCTCTTGAATATGTATAATGATGCTTTGCACCATTAGACATTACGTTGCCATTCTCATCAATAAAATAAAAAACCAACATATCATTGTCTTGATTTGGATGAAGATGAACATGAATATCAAACGTATCGTAAGTGGTCGGCAGATTATCAAAAGTTAATTCAGTTGTAAGGGAACTTATTGTAACTGTTGATAATGCAACATAATCAGAAGGTGCATTGGTAAGACGAGCTGCATCAAATGCACCACTTGTAACTTTAGAAGCAGCTAAATTTGGTATTCTGCCATCAGCAAAACTACCAGATGTTATCTTAGATGCTGGCAAAGCAGGAATGTCTGCATCTGTAAAACCACCAGAAATAATATTGGCTAAATCTCTTGCTCTTGTCATGGCTTACTCCGGTTTGTCAGGCCAAACAACAGTGCGTGGATTGTTGTGTGTTTTTGTTATATCTCGTAACGCCTGTCGATAAGTTGTATATGCACTCTTTATTGCATCAGGAACATCAGCCCCTTGCGTCCAATCAGTCTCAGCCAGCTTTCTATTACGCTCTTCACGCAAACTTCTCATTGATCTTTCTGCATCAGTGCCATCAGCAGCAGCTTCCTTTTCTCTTGCGGCAATTTCTTCAGATGTCATTTCGACTTCTGAGCCAGAAATCTTAACATCCATTGGGTTGGTATCTGGATGATACCCATCAGGAATTTTACTAAAGTCTATCACAAAATTCTTCATGTGTTTTGTATCCCAAATACTTGCACTGTTGCTCTAGCTATATCGCCACTACTAAAATAAAATTGTATGCCTCTTATAGATTGAACATTGGTATCATTCATCATTCCATAAGTAAAACCACCAGAAGCTACGCTAGTATTATAATGACCTACAATGGTTCCATGAATAACTGGTGGGACAACCTCAACACTAGTAGTTGTATAGTTTCTACCCTGTAATATAAAATTAGCTACTACTCCTTCACGATTGGCACTGCCAATAGAGTTCCCTGTGTGTTGTATAAAAGTAGAATTATCGCTGCTTGAATCTCCACCATCTGTACCACGATAATAACCATAGCTATTGCTCTGTGATATAACGCTTCCATTAATATCCAACATTCTTGACCTAAAACTTACTGTGTCATTAACAGGATGTGCATTTATAAGAATTTGAAAAGTATCAAAGGTATCAGGCAAGTTGTCTAAGGTAATAGCACCTGTTGCTGATGTAATTGTTGTTGTGCTTATAGCACAGTAACCAAGTGTTCCACTAGCATTTGGAAGAAACAGGCTTCTGCCGTTTGTTGGCACTTCCCAAAAAATATTACAGGTATGGTTTGTCCCTCGAGCATTTTGCCACGATAGTATTTGTTGATCTTTAAATCTAAAAAATCTGTTTACACTGTTTGGACCATAAAGCTGGATTCTGTTATAAGATTGCGCTTCTATGTACATACTACTGCCTTCAATAAGGTTGGTAGTATTTTCAGCTACAACATATATCTTTGAATATAATTCTTGACCGCCACCAGAGTCCCTGCCAATCCAACTAATACTGCCCAGGTTATCGCTACTAGCTGGACTTGCTGAATCTCTAAACAAAGTTATGTTTGGCCCTTCAGAATTTCCATCATCATCATCTACAATGTCTACATTGCGTGTGTTCATCACAACTTTACCAGTGCCATTTGGTGAAAGTGTAATATTTTGATTGCTTGTGCTTACGACATTAAAATTCTGTACATCTAAATTGCCGCCAAGTTGCGGTGAAGTGTCTGAAACTAAATCTGTATTTAACCCTGTTAGATTCGCACCTGACACAGCTGGCAAGGTAGCAGGGAATCTAGCATCAGGTATTGTGCCACTTGTAAGTGCCGCAGCACTAATTGCTGCAACATTAAATATGCCAAATGCAACCATGTCTACAGTGTCGCCAGTTGCAGCCGCAGAACCTAATGTGACTGATGTGCCGTTAGTTGCTGTAAAATCTGCACCAGCCAGCCTAACACCGTTTAGGTAAACATCAACAAAGCCAACATCATAAGTTATTGGGAATACTGTGGTTGAGCCATTATAACTACCAGATGCTGAACCAACAGTATAAGTTTGACGAACAGAAGTTCCGTTAACAGCACTTGTTGCTGCTACCCAAGCAGAGCCATTGTAAACCTTTAGTTCGTTATCTGTTGTATTAAAAAATAAATCACCAGCATCTAATGAACCTGTTGGGTTTGATGAACCAATTCTATATCGTTCAGCAAAACTATTTATTCCTGCCAGATTGCTGCTTGATGCTAGTGTATTAATGTTAGTCACAGCAGGGGCAAGTGCATTTACACTGGAAATATTACTACCAACATTATTTACATTTGTAATGTTTGAAGCAACTGTAGCCAGATTTGAATTGACTACCGTAATACTGTTGCCCATTGCGTTGCCATGCACTGTGCAATAATATTTTAATGATGCTGGTGCATTACTTGCTACATCTATTTGTACCTTTGCACCAGCTTGACCAGCTGTTCCTGTTACAGTTACGCCTGTTGTATAGCTGTTATCAGAAGAATCTCTAAAAGCCAAAGGATGACCGGCATTGGTATTATCTGATTGATCAAAGACATATGTATTGCCTCTGTCTAAAGTCAGAGTAGGATTTGCCGCACCATCAATATAAAAGACATTAACCCCGCCAGATTGTGCAACCGTGACTTGGTATGTTGTTACAGCACCTATCGCATTAGCTAGACTTGTTATATCAGAACTGATTGCTGCTAATGTATTAATATCTGTAGTATCACCAGCAACTGTTGTAACATTAGCGGATATCCCTGCTACAGTAGTCACGTTTGCAGATATTCCAGCTACTGTTGTTACATTTGCACTATTTCCAGCAACAGTATTTATGTTAGATGAATTTGTACTAACTGCATCAATATTGGTTTGATTATTCGCAACAGCGTTTATATTGGTGCTATTACTGGCAACAGCATTAACATTTGTAGCATTTCCAGCCACAGAATTAATATTTGCAATATCGCCTGCAACTGTATTTACATTTGCAATATTTGTAGAAACTGTACCAATGTCTGTTGCATCACTAGCAACAGCACTAACATCTGATTGAATCCCTGCTACAGTGGTGACACCACTTGAAATGCCAGCCACAGTAGTAACATCAGCGTTAATTCCAGCCACCGTTGTGACATTGGCAGATATCCCAGCTACTGTGTTAATATTTCCTACATTCGAACTAACAGTACCAACGCTAGCTATGGTTGGGCCAACTTCAGGTAAACCGCTTGTTTCATTAAATGCTAAAGTTGTTCCCTTTCTTGTGTCAAGATTAGGCAAAGTAAGAGAAGCCGATGTATCAGAATCAGCCAACTTCATGGTTCTGCCAACTTTTGTTTCAAGTTCTTGCTCAATAGCAAAAATCTTGTCTAACTCAGTATTCAAAGCAGAAACATTAAAAGGACCAGATGTAGGAAAGTCTGTTGTTCTTTCTACTGGGATATCACGAAAAATGGTAAACTTAGTGCCGCTAGGATAAGTATCACCAACAGTAATGTTGCCACCAGAGAAACCATCATCAACAGAAGTTCCTGTAACAGCAAAAGTTCCTGTGCCAGTTCCTCTAGTAAGCGTAGTATCCACACCTGATGTATTGGTGACAATAACATTTATGTCATCTAAACTGAAAAAGGGAAAGTCAATAGTAAGCTGTGTGCTATTCGCAGTCGCAGCTTGCGTATATTGCTTTCTCGCATCATTATCTGCTATCGATATAGTAGCCATAGCCTATTCTATCTCCTGTTAACTTCTGGTTGTCTATTCACATTACCTCCAAATACTCCATCCATAATGGGGTCTAAATAGAACAAATTCCCTGCTGGAAATATAAACCTAAGGTCATTTGAAGTTTGTTGTGTAAAGTCTCCACGAAGAACGTCACCTAACACACTGTTTGCATTAAGTATTGTACTTGCAGCTGGCCCAAATACAGAACTAACTTTAGCGTTAGAATGAACTGGGTATGGATTCATATCTGTAAGTAGAGGTCTCATACCAAGTTTATAGTCGCTAACCTTTTCAATAGCATTGTTTACATCTGTAAACCAACCAAGAATCCCAGACCTATCAATAGCATTAATAAGCTTTTGATCTGCTGTTTCATCATGCGTTATACCATATTGCGTTCTTTTAATTTCATTAATCATAGCTGCAAGACCAACAATTAAGAAAGCACCTTGCCAGAAAGCGGCATCCTTTTCTTGTAAACCAGCAGTAAGCATTCTAACCATTGCGCCTTGACCAAATGATTTAAACTGAGTGATAAGAGAGCCAGTCTCAGTTGATGTCCACAAAGCTCTATCACCAGCCCCTGGAGTAATAATTATCCTTTCAACATTTTGATTTAAAGCATTTCTAAACTTAAGCCTTTGAGCCAATGCTTCTTGTGACCAACCATCAGTATTAGGCAACCATTCTCCATTTTCTTGGAAACCATTTTTGCGTATTTCTTTTCGCATAATCTTATAATCATTTTTGCCAATGCCATTTTTAAGAAGCTTTTCTCTTTCCATTCTTGTTAAAGAAGACCAGCCACCTTTTTTCATAAGGCTTTCGGTCATTCTCAGCATGGTAATATTTCCAGAAATTTCTTTAAGAGCCTGATTCCATATATTCAAACCATTCATTAAAAAGAACATACCTGTGGCATCATTTAAGCTACGTTCTATTTGATATCGAGAGCCAAACAAATCACCCATATCTGACATTGCTCTGGCTCTTAAGCCAAGAACAGCATCAACGGCAATAGCTGCTTTGTTAAGTTCTGGCTTAGCCATTTCCCTTACTATATTTGCATTATTATCAAATAAAGCTTTAAAACCTTTGTGGTATGTGTTTGCAAAACCCTCTACCATTACAAGCCTTGCTATATCAGGAACAGAAGAAACCATAGCACTGCCCATACCAACAAGAGTATTGAATGATTTCATAACCCTTACTGCTCTACTGGACAAAGTGTGTGGGTCTTTAGCAGCACCATAAGTTCCACGCAACCTGTCACGCAAAGCCCTTATGTCTCTGACATCTGCTTCTTTTGCTTTGGCAAGTTCAGACCTTCTAGCAAAGTTTGTAGTTTCACCTATCAGTCTGTCATACTCTGCGGCAATGTCATCAATTTGTTGGGACATATCAAAGCTTCCATATCTACGAGCAAGCTCTATATCCATTCCCATGGTAAACGTATGATGCCTAATAATAGACTCTACATCTCGTTCTAAAAATTCTTCTATAAGTTCATCTGGTATTTCAAATGTTCTTCTTTGTGCGCCAGATGAGTTTTTAATAAAATCAAAGTAATCAGAACCACCTTCTAAATCTATGAAAGGCTTTCTTCTGGTAATATTGTCTAATATTTCTGCAGCAATCCTGTCAGCATCTGCGGCTTTTTCTCCCTTTTGAATAAAATAATTTCTAACTATAGATAAAAATCTAGGAACATTTTCCTCTATTTTATCTACACGAAAAATTCTAGGGAGATAGCTTTGTGCTGTGTTGACATTTACACCCATTTCTTGAACACGGCGTAACTCATTTTCCAATGCTCTTACTTGTGCTGGCTGACCACTACGCCTTGCAGTAGCAAGTTCTTTCTCTAATTGCTTTGTAAACAAACCTACTTGCTCTGCTTGTTCTTTAATAAAATTCATATATGGTCTGTAACCTTGTGCAGCCCGTGTTACAAACTCGCTTACCTCATCTCCTACATTGTCAATATCACCACGAATCATAGCCATACCGACTCTTTGTCTAAATTGTACTTCACTTAAAGTTCCGTCTGCTCTTCTGAAAATGTCTCCTGCATACAAGGTAAACATTTGAATAGCTCTTTCCTTGTCCCCACTCCTTGCTGAAATATTGCGATATGCTAAATAAGCCTCATCTTGAATACGAATAGCTTCTAACAATTTGGGCAAATATGTAGTTCTAAATGTAGCTTCTACAGATTGATCCATTTCAATTCCAAAGGAACGAACCTTCTTCTGCATAACACCACCAACATCAACCATGCCAACCGCAAGGTTTCTGACAAATGGATTAGGGCTTGCAAGCATTCTATTAACTGGATTCCAGCCTAGCTTTTCAATTCCAATACCAGTCTCCTCCATGCCCTCCATTTCTATTTGACGATAGGCTGTTGTCCTTACTGTTTCTGGATTAGCACTAGCACCAGCAGATTGAGGCATTCTTTCATAATCTTCACCATATCGCATTTTAGCTGTATTAACTGCTGCCATATTTTTTCCAAAAGCAACAGTAAGAGTGCCGCCTAGTATTGAGGATGCAGCTAATGCCATTGCGCTATGAGATGCATCTCTTGCTTCATTTTGGGTTTCAATAAGACCTTGTTGACCACCTTGTAAAAGATAAGTAAAAGCAGCACCGCCAAAAAACCTTCTAACAGGACCAGCTCTCATTATTCTAACAGGAGCAATAGGTGCGAATACTGTTGGTGTAGCAAGTGCAGCACCTATACTAGCAGTTCCACCTAAGGGAGAAACTTGCAGCTTAAACATATCATCTCTGTCTTCACGCATTCTTCTTAGCTTTTGCATTGATTGTGCGTGGCTGCCAGAATGACGGAAGAAAAATAAACCGTCTTCACCAATTTCTTTTTTAAGAATGGTATCATTAAATGCTGAGTAGCCAGGAACTGCTCTCATCTTAGGGTCTATCGAATTGTTAATCATTCTGCCAAGAGCATGACCTACATGATACTGCCTAAATCCAGCCGCCCAAGTTTGGGCAACAGTAGGCATAAATAAACTGTACTCATAAGTATCAATATCTAACTGGCTTGGAACTCTCGTTCCGTAACGCTCAGAAGAAGAGCCATACATTTGATTATGCAAGTCTCTATACAAATCATTTTTAGGAAACCCAGCTTCTTTGGCTTCCTTTTCATATTCATTTAAAGCAAGTCTTGTGGCTTTTTGTGAAGCACTTTCTCTGTAATCTTTTGGTAAAGCAAAAGTAAATTCCGCACCAACTTCACTTGGCTCAAATAAAGCTGCAAAACTACCTTCTTCTGGTAAGGGGACTCCAGCTTCAACTAATTTTTTTTTTACAAGCGGTGCTTCTAAGAAGTCTGCTTCTTTATTTCTACGAGTGGAGTACCTATCTCCAAAGTTTCGTAAGTTGGCAAGAGCTTCATCCCATTGGCCTTCTGTAACTTGTCTCCAAAAGTTAGGTGTTTTTGATTCCAAATCACCATATTGGAATGCAACAGAAGCAACAACAGTCTGCTGCTCAGGGGTTAGGTCATCAAAGCTACCTTGAGTAGCTGTATTCCATTTACCACGAAGTTTATCTAACTCTTTATCTTTTGCAAATCTGTCTACACGATTGGCTTGTTCTTCTGTAAGATTTAAATTTTGTGCAATAAACTCTGCTTCTGCGCCTTTAAAGCCAAGAAACGGAGTAAGTATTTCAATAAGGTCATTATCCATACCCTCTAGGTCTGATTCTTGCCTTGCACCTAAATCAAAGCCTGTGCCAATGGTAACACCAGAAGCAGATGCACCAGCATCAGGAACATACCCTCTGGTTTCAAAACCTTCTAAACTTCTGATAAAATCCCAATCAACTTTGCTCATTAGCCAAATCCAAATCTAAATATTGTTTCTTTTAGCTTCAAAAGGTCTTTTATTTCTTCTGTTGTAAAAGGAGTCATTTCTTTTCCACGCAAAAAATCTGAATCCCCAAATTGATATTGCATTTGGTTAAGGAACCTTACTATCCCGTCAAAAGAACGAGCATCACCTCTAGACTCTTCGTAAGCTTCAAATGATGATTGCAGCAACTGCTTATCCATAAGGCCACCAAGGTCAAGTATTCTTTTGACTCTGCTTGTAGTTACAAGCTCTTTTGCTTTTAGATAACTTTCATTTTGAACAGAGTTATTAAAATCATATCTATAATTGTCAGATATTACATAAGGAACTCTAAACTTATCAAACACCATAACAGTGTATGTTTGCGGTCCTCCAAAATCATCATTAGCAAAAAATCTCATGACCGCATCACCTGACCTTACGTCATTAATTGCTTTGCCAAATTCAGTGGTAGATGCAGCAGGGACAGAAAGAACAGCTTCAATAACATTATCTTCTATCATTTTTTGACTTAACGAAACAACTGGAGAAGCATTTGGATCATCTGGGTTATCCAATGGAACTGTCTTTTGAGCTTCGCCTAAAATGGGCTTCCTAACCATTTCTATTTGACCAGAAGCCTCATTAGGCTCAAAGCCATACTTGTTGCCAAGAGTCATAAACACACCAAGCATAACTTGCTCTGGGTCTGCATAACCTCGATGTGCAATTAGCCTTGAAAAGAACAAATCTTTCAAAGCTTGTTTAATTGGCTCATTGTTTATGACAATATCGTTAACATCGCCAATAGACAGATTGTTATTTCTAGCAAACTCTTGAATCAACAACTTTTGATTATCTGGCATACTTTTCATGCCCATATAATCTGCAAGGAACATAAGAGTAGGACTAGCAAAGCCAGGAGGGGTTTGCATAGTTAGCATGTCTCTCATGGTTTCTTCCATAAACTTGTCTGATGCTAAACCAATATCTTCGTCTGCATTAAATTTATTCCCAAGAACAAGAGACAATCCTCTTTGATAATCAGGAGGATTTTTTGTAACTTCAATAGCAGCTTGAGGAGTTAAATCTGTAGCTAATTGAATAAAGGCTCTGTCTTCTTCTTTAATGTTATTTTTATCCATAATATCAAACATGACAGCATATCTTGGTCTGTTATCATTTGCTACTTGAGCATTAATGACTTGACCAAATATACGGCTGGCTCTATCCGCTAGCTCAGGAGAAAACTTTGCTTGGTTAATAATTTGCAAAGCTTCGTCTGGAATAAGACCATTTGTTCTTACAGAAAAACCAGCAACGGCATCTATAGATGAAGCCAAAACATTTTCATTATCAGACATTAAATTTATAGGTTGTGTCATCCCATTTACAACAGAAAATTCTGTGTAGTAATTCTTTTCAATTAATTCTTTTTGAGATTTAGTAGGAACTCCCCCAAGAACTACAGTTTGCATACCCTTTTGAAATTCACCTATTTCTGCATGATGTTTATCATGAGCAGTTTTATATTTACTAATCGCTGTCCTTGCCGCACTCTCCGATGAAAATGCTCTGCCAACAGTTCTTTGGTCAGCAGAAATTAAATTACTCTCAATCATATACGGAATCATTTCTGCATAATACTGAGGAGTCATATTAAAACTGCTTGTAGTCGGGTCTAACTCTCTTAATAAAGTAGCTTTTGCTACAGCACGTTTTGGCCCTCTAACAGTAGCATCAAAGTATGATAAATAATGAGATTGAGTTTCCCACCATTGAGCATCATTTATTAATGCTCTGTTTTCTTTGATAGTCATATAAGCATTGTAAATATCATCTAATGCTTTAGGGTCTCCTGTTTTAAGGGCATTAGGCCAGTCAGCAATAAGCTGTCGGGCTGGGTTTATTATCTCTGCCGCTTGTTGGTCTTTGAATGATTTATCTTGCAATAATAAGCCAATTAACTGGCTTGGATTCATGCCTAAAACATCGGGGTCATTATTGGCTATTAAATCAGCCACAGACTCACCGCCAAGCAAAGTTCTTTGTACTACATTTTGATACAAAGCTTCTTTTATTCGAGAGTCTTCAGCAAGACCTGCTCTTTTTAGTCTTTCTAATCCAAATGCTGTTTGTTGTAATGACTTGCTTAATGCATCTAGATTTGCATCTGAGTCTGTGCTTGCTTCAATTAATTCTTCAATAGCAATTAAAGCTGCACTAAGGCCACGTTCTGGATTGGATGAATAAACTCTTTCGACATGTGCTTGTCCCATTCTAAGGGCAATAGCATTATCTCTTTGATCACGCATTGCTTCTATAGAGGCGTCATCACCAGTTTCTAAAGAAATGGTTTCCAGATATTG